CATGTATTTTTATTTACAGAAGATTATGTATCAGCAGGTTTGATGCAAGATAAATTAAATGAGATTAGATCTGTATTAGGTTATGGAGGATCAGAAGTATTTCCTAAACAAAGAGAATTAAAATCAAAAGATGATACAGGAAACTTTTTAAATTTACCATACTTTAATTGTGGTCAAACAACAAGATACGCCTTTATGGAAGATGGCGAAGCTGCTAGTATAGATGCTTTTTTTGAACTCTACGAAAGACATAAACAACAAGACATTAGCACAATAGAAATTAAAAGACCTGAATCTGAATTTGATGATGGACCACCATGTATAGAAAGTTTAACTCAAGATAAATTAGAAGATGGTAGGGATAGAGTTATATATCAATATATTATTTATGCTAAAATGAAATGGCCTGAAAATTGGCAAGATAAAATTTTTGAATTTAATTACAAACATTTTAAAACACCTTTAGATCAAAAAATAATTACTGCTAAAATAAAAAATAATGAAAAAAATGATTTTCACTACAAGTGTAGTGAGGAACCAATGTGTAATGTTTGTGATAAAAAATTATGTAAGAAAAGAAAATTTGGTATAGGTCAAGAGCCAATCTTTCCAGGATTAACTGACTTACAAGTAGTTAATTTAGAAGAGCCTTATTATTATATGAATGTAGATGGAGATAGATTGTATTTAGACTCAGCAAAACACTTGGCTAATCAAGCGTTGTTTCAAGAAGAATGTATTAAACAATTAAGAATAAATCCACCTACACTTAAAACAGGTGATTGGAAAAAAATTACTACGATGTTATTAAATGGTGCAGAAATTACAGAACCTGCAGAAGGAACAGGAACTAAAGATATATTAAATAATTATCTAGAAGATTATTGTGTAAACAGAATACAAAAAGATGACTACGAAGACTTACGTAATGGTGGTACCTATACTAAAGATGGTTTTCATCATTTTGTATTTGACAACTTCTTTAATAACTATTTATCAAGAAAACACTGGAGGGTTCCATATCAAAGAACATCACAGATGTTAAAAGATGATTTAAATTGTACAACTAAACGTGTAGGTAAAACAAAACTATCTGTATTTGTTGTAGCAAGGTTTGATAAGAAAACAGAAACATATAAACCAAAAACATTTAAAAAGGAGAATTATTAATAATGGCAAAAAGAGAAAAGTTTTCAATCTTTGGTAGAGAGCCGGATACAAAAAAAGGTTGTGATGAATTTATAAAAGAAAAGAAAAAAGAATGGGGAGTTAATTATTTTTTAAATAACGAAGAAATAAATCATATGAAAAATTTAATGAGTAAATATTACTACACTCCGTTAGAAGAAGCAAAACCTCTTGTTCAAGGTAAATGGCAAGAAACAAAAGATAAAATAAAATTTATTGCTATACAATATGGTCCTATTTTTTATGAACTTAGGTTTGAATTTTACAACACTCATCCATATACCGCAGATTTTTCTAAAATTGATATGGTTACAGGAGAAGAAACAGAACAAGAAAAACATCAAATGTGGGATTTCTCTGTTGCAAGATGTATTTGTCTTGGTGGAAACGGTATGGTGCATGAAAGTTTGCTGCCAAAAGCAGCAGTCATTGAGGCTTTAAGAAACTCCATAGCTCCTGATAAATTACAATGGAAAAGAGATCAAGGTTATACTGCAAGAGATAATCAAAGAAAAGATGCTCATCACATTGATGGTAAAGAATTTAAAACAATTTATTTAAAATTTTTAAACACTATTCAAAAATCAGAAGAAGAGTTTATATCGATGTTATATCCTACACATGGTAATTTTAAGACAGCCAAAATATCTTATATTGGAATGATGAATAGTGGCATAGGTTGGAACTTTAAAGAAGAAGACGAAAAAATAAAAAAAGCTTGGGTTCAATTTCACAATAGAAACGCTAGCTACGAGTTAATTGATCCTGTTTCACATAGGTCAATAACATCAGAAGAAACAAAATTTAACACTGACATAAGGAATTTATTGAAATGAGAAGAATAATATATGGACCACCAGGTACAGGTAAAACACATACACTACTAGGACACATAGAGAAGTTTCTAGCTAACACGCCACCAGATAAGATTGGTTACTTTACATTTAGTAAGAACGCTGCACAAGAAGGTAAACAAAGAGCGGTAGATAAATTTAAACTATCTTACAACGATGTACCATACTTTCAAACGCTTCATTCATTTTGTTTTAATCAACTTGGTATAAATAAAAACCAGGTGATGCAACCAAAGCATTACAAAGAACTATCAGAAAAAATGCAAATAGAATTAGAAGGTGCAAGACAAGACGAAGACTACGAAGGTATATTCTATTCTCCAGATCCATACATACAGTTAATAAACTTAGCAAGATCAAAAGAAATGGACCCAATAAAATTTTATCATTTAAACAACAACTCAAAGATACAATTAAGTAAACTAGAAATTATAGTTGAGGAATTAGAAAGATACAAAGAACAACATGGGCTAATTGATTTTCCAGATATGTTAGAAAAATTTATAGCAAGTGGCGAAGCACCAAAACTTAGAGTTATGTTTGTTGATGAGGCACAGGATTTAAGTTTAGTACAATGGAGATTAGTTAAAAAGATAGAAGAAAAGTGTCAAGACTCATATATATCAGGTGATGATGACCAAGCTATATACAGATGGAATGGTGC